ATCAGGTAGTGTCAAAGTGCGATCTGCGCTTGGATCGCTTACGGCTAATGTTGTTTCAAAACCATCATCACTACTACCTTCAAACGATAAACTTCCAGCGCTGCCAATTTCTAACGCGCCAGTAATAACACCCCCTGTTTTTGGTAACGCAGCATTGGCCAAGTCATAGGCCGCCTTAACAGCAGTAGGAGTGGCAGCAAGTACACTGCTAGTAGTACTAGTGCTATCACTAAGTTGAACAATACCATCGACGCTCGTTGTAGCCGAACGAAGAGTTAAAGCTGGAGTAGTGGTTGCATTGGCTACTGTCAACGCTCCAGTGGAACTGCTAACAGTGGTTACAGTTCCTGAAGCAGTAGTCCCCCACTCCAAGCCCGTAGCAGTAGCACTATTTGCTTTCAATACCTGCCCATTGGAACCAACTGCTAACTTGGCCAAAGCTGTAGTGCCACTGGCTACCAATAAATCACCTTTTGTATAGCTTCCGAGTGCAGTGCCACCTCTTGCCACTGCAACAACGCCACTGGTTAAATTACTGGCATTGGCTGCCTCCGTCGCCACTTCTTCAATGGCGGATTGCGTATTAGTAGATGCAATCGTACCCGCTGGAACAAAGCCAACATTAGAAGCCGATTGTGCTGTATAAGTACTAGAAACGTCAATCTCTCTCCATGCTCCGCCGTCACAAAGAATAATATCGGGAGGGGCTAATGCCACGGTTGGAGCAGGAGCAGTGCCTGTGCCGCTTTCAGCCACTACGACGTAATACGACGAAAAAGTGCTGGCTGCAGTAGGAAGTGGATCGCCCGCAACCAGGCCTGCTGCAGCGCCTGCTGTTGTAGTGCTTAAAACTTCATTTACGCTTGCGTCATAAGTGCCAGCAAAAATTAACTCTCCAATACTGACGCCAACAGGCTGCCAAACGTTACCATCCCATAGGTAAATATTTTTATCTAGTGGATTAAAAAATAGCTGGCCAATATAATCTGCAGTTGGCAATGCTTCACCAATTTTGGCAGTGGAGTAATCAGATAGTTTTGCCGCAGTAATGGCGTCATCAGCTATTAACGCTGTCGCGAATGTTCCCACTGTAATTTTGCTGGCACTAAGGTTTGGAATGTCCGAACCAGTCAATGGGGTGGCGGCAGTAATATGACCCTGATTGTCAAAAGTGATTCCATTTACAGTGGAGCCACTGACCGTATTGGAGTGATTAAGAACGCCAGTCGATACAGCAAGACCTGTGCCAGGCTGAACAATTCCCTTGGTGCTTACTGTCGCATCAGGAAGATCAGCGGGAACAATGGAACGAAATGTTGGGGCTGCATTCACTCCCGAAGCTGGGCCAACAAAAACTGTATTAGCTGCTTGCGTGTCTAATGTGACACCAATCTGCGCGCTGAAATTGTCTGGATAGGTAACAGCAAAAGCGAGTGGTGTTGTTTCAGAGAAAGCAATACTGGCAATGCCGTGCAATCGCTCCCAAGTGGTCCCAGTCCACGTGTATTCAAACCCCGTATTAGTATTAACCCATTGCTGACCAATAAATGCGCCACTGCCTGACGGCACAGCAGCCGCAACAATAACACCAGAGTTATCGGCCATCTTGGCGGCGGTCACCGCTGCTGCGTTAATCTTGCTAGTAGTAATGGCATTAGACGCAATCTTGGCTTCGGTAACTGCGCTGCTGGCAATACTGGCCGCAAAACTTCCCGTGCCAGTTCCAGTGATGTCACCAGTCAAGGTGATAGTTTGATCGCCGGTATTCGTGCCAGAACTTGTTCCCGAAAACGAACTACCGTTGGTCCATGAGCCAGTAACAGTAGCCAGATCGCCTAAACCAAGTGTCGTTCGCTGCGCTGCGGCGTCAGCATCGTCAATTAATGCACGACCGGCGGATGTTAAAGAAATTTCTTCAATGGTTCCGGCACCAGCAGAACTACGACCAAGGACTACATTAGTGGCAGTCGTATTTTGAATGGCACCGTAAGTAACTGCGCCTGGAGCAATCTTGCTTGATGTTACTGCTGCGCTAGCCAATGCCGTTTCAACAACAGCGCCAGTGGCAATTTTACTCGTGGTAATTGCACCATCTGCAATCGTAGAGTTAATTACACTGCCACTTGATAACGCAGCAGAATCAAGGCCAGCAGCATTAATCTTCGCAGTGGTAATTGCACCATCTGCAATCTGGGCCGTATCAACTGTCCCAGTGCCAACGCTAGCGGAGACATTGGAATATGATCCTGCCGAATAAACTTGAAGAACACCCGTTGAGCTGTTGTAATATCCACGCCCTTCAAAATTATCTGTGGTCGGAGCAACAGTACTAACTGCAACACTTGAGTTGTTTGCCAGTTTTGCGGCGGTTACTGCATCGTCGGCCAATGCCGTGGCACCAAGTTTGGTAACACTGGATTGGTTTAATTTGTCCAGATCTATAGATCCAGTGTCCGCCAGGGCAATGCCACCCTCAACTAAATCTTTGGCGGTAATTTTCTTGGTTTCACTGGCCGAAATATCAGCAATAGGCAGTACATCAGTGGCTGCCAGGCTAGCTTCTGGCAGAGCAGCAAGTTGTGTAATCCTCTGATCGGCCATTGCTTAATTCCAAGACGCATTAATGCTTATTCTAGTCTTCTGTTTCTTGCAGAAGGTAGTCAAGGCTAGGATCAAGAACAATGCGATCATCGTTCTCTTGTAAAACATAGCCCGATGGAAAGCCCACGAGCAAGCGAATGTCACCCGTTGTAATAAAATCAATGGAGCAAGAAATTAATGCGTCATCGCGAACCTCTACTCCAGAACGAGTGATTAGCGCGGTTAATTCATAAAAAATATTATTTTCATCCGAAAGGAACAACGCGCAATCAAATGATGATCCAATTTCTAGGCGTTGAATAAGTTGCAACATTAATAAAGGCGTTTCTGCCACGCCTGTTGTTGTATTGCTGAATAAACAGTCAATACTTCCGCTTCCACTGATTAAGCCTGCACTGTATTGCTGGCGAAATTTATCGCTTAACGTTGTCGTTTCAATGGCTTCTCGATCCGTATTGACTGTATAGCCTGTTACATTGCCAAGAACATTGTAATTTGAGTCTTTAATGCCAGCCTGTATAGGCAAAGAATCTCCTGCAAATGATTGCAAAATATACTCTTCGGTCCTTGTGTTATTTACTGCTGCTGCAAAAGTATCAAAAAAACGCAGGCCGCCTGCTGCATTTACATTTACATACGCAGAGATAGAGTTCTCTGCTTGACCGCTGCTCCATACGCTTGTATCAAAGCACACCAGACCGCGAGGGTCGTCTGTCGTAAGAATAAGACGATCTCCCGTTAAGATATTTTCCAGGGAGCCATCAAAACCTAATCGATTTAAGTTGGTATTAATGTCATCGGGCGAAATAAAACTATCTATGACGATCTTGCCATTGCGCCGTAAACGCACGCTGCCATTTCGACCAAGAAAAAGAGTCATACGATAGTTCCACCAGTCAAGAAGTCTCCATCCACCTGAAACTGAATCGGGACCATAACAAGTTCGTTAGGACTAATTGAAATCTGAGCATTAGTAATATAAGCATTAAAAATAATATCATCGTTAGCGGCACTGCTTGTCTTGAGAGTAATCTGCACTCGATCTGCTGCCGTTATTTGTCCTGTTTTGTGAATTTTATTTAAAAGTGCTGTAAATTCCGTGTAATTAACAGACTCTCCAGTCTCCAGCCTGTAATACATTAACGTGGCGCTGCCAGTTGTAGTCTTGGTACTGGGAAGAAAAGTTTTCGTGCAATTTTCTAATGTAGTTGTTTCCAGCATGTCAAGACTGGTTTCAATGGACCAGTCCCGTACTTTTGCTACAGGCTTGCCGAGGTAAACCAAAGAGCCAGTGCAGCCAGTATAAAAACCCATGACTAAGTAAAAATGTTATCTCTAGCTTAGCTGATCTGGAACAATGTACTGCTTGGATCCGCAAGACCAGCCGTGATTCGGCTGTTGCCACTGGAGTCACAAGGGTGTTCAATAGCTTTCACACTTACTTCGCCCTCTTCATCCATCTGCACCTCAGTGATGCGAAATACGCGCTTGCTCTTTACGTTTGTACCTAAAACAAAAAGCCAGTCTTCGTAAGCCGACAAACCAGTTGCAACATTATTCACAATGCTGATGCCATTGAGTGGCACAACACTTGGCTGGCCCGATTTCCACAGTAGTACACTGTAAGTTCCATTGATAATGTTAGAAATGGGAGTATTAAGCACTCCTCCAGCTTGTACGGCCCCGGAATAAATATTGTCCCATTGAGCTTGGCCTATGTCAATATAAACGTAAGCCCCTGGACTGAGCACACTGTCCGTGGGAAACGTGCGAAATTCTATGATTTTACGGATGTGACGGCGCTGATTACACATTAACTTGGCAAACATGATTGCCTGATTTCTATTTGTAACAAATTGAGAAATATCAAAAGTTTGGCGAACCGCTATTTCTTCAGTAACACCACTTCGCCTTACGTCCACGCTGCGGTTGCGAGGAAACACTCCATCAGATTCTGTATCACGATAAATAACAGTGGCAATTAAATCCTGGACGTTGGTGCCATAATCAATAAATTCTTCTTTGTAAGAATCTTCTAAAATATTGCCGGAATTAAATAATGCTGAGATGGGCACTTGACTAAGAATTGCACCACTAGAAGAACAGGGCACTGCGGGTACAAGAGTTTCCTTGCCGCCAATACGCCCCATTTCCAGGAGACTGAAGGGTGCCACTTCTGCCCAGAATTGACGCCATGGGGTTTGCTCAGCAATTACGCCATCCATAAACAGTTGATTAACCTTGCAAAACTCTCTTGCCACCCATAGCCTTGCGCGATCAACACCATCTATATTGGCAAAACGCCCAATGCCGTCTACTGCGTCAGTGATTGTGTCAAGAAAAATATCGGGAGCAAAGCTGCTGCTACTGTTTGACAGGGTATAAGTACTTGGTCCAGTCAGTACAGTACAGCGCTTACCTTGCGTAACAAAAGCAGTAATGGAACGGAGGTCTTGGATGCCTTGACCACTGTACGCATTGAAGCCGATGAGACTAAGGCCGCTATAAAGAGTGGTGGTGAGCGGTTCTATGGTTTGCTCTGTGACGGCTTTTATTTCAATCTCGGGGCCGTTGTCGAAACTGAACTGGACTTGGGTATCAGAGCGCAGCGAGAACAAGGCCCACTCGTTAAGCTCAGCCGGACTGTCGTCTAGTGGAGGAAGATCGGCCACCCCACCAGGCACGGCACTTGCACGAGCTTTTAACGTGCCAATGAAATAAATACTGGTTCCGTCTCCATTGTTAATTTGTTGAGTGTTTCCAGTGTTGTCGATGTAGGCAAAATCTACAGGATTATTGGTGGTCATGTCTGCAGCAGTTTCTGCAACTGCCAGTAACTGGAATTGCCATCGAGCTGCGCTTGCAGTGGATACAAATTTGAGAGATATAAAATTGTCGATGTCATTGCCTCGGCGCACTACAAAAATACGCTCGACGAATTTCCATGGCTGTCCCAGTTGGCGGTAACGCAGGCGGAAAAAGCTGCTGCGTAATTTGGAACCGTTATCGCTATTCTTAAATTGCTCTTCTTTCTTTTCTGCATATTTACGGGAACGCCCGCTGATACGTTGGAAGGACCGGGCTTTTAAGGCAAAGTCAACTACATTCGCATTTGTGATGCTTTCGTAAGCAGCATCTTCTATTTTTACCAAACATTTGGTGTGGTAATACTCCGTAATACCGTCTGAAGCGGCTTCTAGCACGGCATCGCTTACGCCAGTTCGGTAATCGAGCTTATCATACGCTTCTTTGCAAACAGCTCCTGGTTCGACACAGACGAAAGTCACTACGGCATCACCAACATCTAAGTCGGGCTGCGAAATAGATACCAGCCGAAATTTAGCTGCGCCGAGTTTGTACAGACTGGACGTATCTATACTTTCCAGTAGAGCGCGGCGTTTATCGGATGATGTTTGAATGACATCAGTTTTAGTATTTGTTGCAACTTGTGACTGTAAGAAAGTCAGGCTTAGTGTTGTTCCACTCGGCACAAGAGGGCGTGCTCCAGTGGCTGGCCAGTAGTCGGCTACGAATGCGGCATCTGCTGTAATTCCAATGGGGGTCTGTTTGATACTGCCGCTGGATAGGCGATCAACAACATCCACGTTGATTGGTACCGGACTGAATACTCCGCAACGAGTTAATGTTGTAGGGGAAAATGCTTGACTAAAACCTTCAAGGCGATTACCATTGAACGGATTGACGCGATACACCAAATCGCTAGAAGCTGATCCTTTAAATGCAGGATCATCTGTGCTGCCCTTTTCTTTATTTGCAAACAATATCTTGCCGCTTTTGTTGTAATAAAGCCATACACTTTGAGCTTGAAATTGACGAATGGGCGTTTGACCAAAAGCCATGCGTTCAATGTCAATCGCGTTAATTGGACCACCGCCAAGTACTAGCATCATTTGCATATATTGACTACTGCCGAAACTTTCAATGGCAGACCAAATCAACGAAGTGGCCACGCGGACGCCCCCATTCGTGTTGTGAGCCGTGTTTGTATAAACGAGATTAACGGGATCGCCGTATTTAGCTAATTCTTGTGCGCTATTAAAAGCAAAACGCGGCACGAAAGTTTGTTCACGTGCTTGTCGCTTGCCGCCTGCGGATGGTTTGGGCATCAAAAGCGCTGATGCCACTTGCAATAAAGTGCCAACAATAGTAAGAACAAGAGCTACCACCCCAAAGTCTGCTTGCGGCGTTTTTAGTCGTTGCTCTGGAGTGGTGGTGTAGTCAAACTGTACTTGTAAAAAGCCCAAATATTCTTCTTTTGTGATCCCTAATTCTTCGATCAGTTGGTGTTCATATGGCAGTAATTTGCGCGTCATTTGTTTAACCTAAAATAATGACCAAAGCCAGGAGGTAAGGGCGCAATTACAACGCCCGTGCTTTGACTAATATAAAGGACATTGCCATCATCCATCACAGTGCCCATTGCCC